GTGCTGGCCAGCCTTGAATGGGCAGCGCTGGCGCGCCCGCGCCAGTATCGCCCGCCCTGCGGGGCAGGTGAGAAGGCGCTGAACTGGCTGGTCGTCGGCGGGCGCGGCTCGGGCAAGACGCGGCTGGGGGCTGAATGGGTCAACGCGCTGGTGCGCGGCTTCGCCCCGTTTTCGCCCGGCCTGCGGCACATGCGTATCGCGCTGGTCGGCGAGACGCTGGGGGACGTGCGCGAGGTGATGGTCGACGGGCCTTCCGGCATCGCCGCGATCTCGCGCTGGAACCGCCCGCGCTATGAGCCGACCCGGCGCAGGTTGCTATGGGATAGCGGCGCGGTGGCGCAGGCGTTTTCCTCGGAGGACCCGGAAAGCCTGCGCGGGCCGCAATTCGAGGCGGCATGGTGTGACGAGCTGGCGAAATGGAAGAACGCCGAGGCCTGTTTCGACATGCTGCAATTCGGCCTGAGGCTGGGCGCGGCCCCGCGCCAGCTCGTGACCACGACGCCGCGGCCGATGAAGCTGTTCAGGAGATTGCTAGAAGACCCGAATTTCGCGGTGACGCGGATGCGCACCGAGGACAATGCGCAAAACCTTGCCGCCGGCTTCATCGAGGCGGTGAGGGCGCGCTACGCCGGCACGCGGCTTGCCCGCCAGGAACTGGACGGCGAACTGATCGAGGACCGGCCCGACGCGCTGTGGAGCCGGGCGATGCTGGAGGAGGCGACCGGGCGCTACGGCGCGCTGAAGCGCATCGTCGTTGCGGTCGACCCGCCGGCGACGTCGCGGCGCACCTCCGACGCCTGCGGCATCGTCGTCGCCGCGCTCGACGAGGACGACCGCGCGGTGGTGCTGCAGGACGCGACGCTGGCGGCCGCGCGGCCGCAGGACTGGGCGGCACGGGCGGTGGCGCTTTATCGGCAATATGAGGCCGACTGCATCGTCGCCGAGGTCAACCAGGGCGGCGAGATGGTGACGGCGGTGCTGCGGACGGTCGACCCGGAGGTGCCGGTGCGCGAAGTGCGGGCCAGCCGCGGCAAGTGGCTGCGCGCCGAGCCCGTCGCCGCGCTCTATGCGCAGGGGCGCGTGGTCCATGCCGCGCGCTTTGCCGAACTCGAAGACGAGATGTGCGATTTCGGGCCGGAGGGCCTGTCGGCCGGGCGCTCGCCCGACCGCATGGACGCGCTGGTCTGGGCCGTCCACGAATTGCTGCTCGGCCGCGCCAGGCGGCCACGGATCAGAAACCTGAGCTGAACGGGAACCGATGATGGGTTGGAACTGGCCATGGGCGAAGCGCCCGGCCGGCGCGACGACGCGCGCCGGTATGAAAAGCACGGGACAAAGCTCGGGATTGGGCTTCGTCGCGCTGCACGGGCAAGGCGAGGCGCTGTGGACCCGCGCCGATTATGGCGCGCTGTCGCGCGAGGGCTATATGCGCAACCCGGCCGCGCACCGGGCGGTGCGGATGATCGCGGAAAGTGCCGCCGCCGTGCCCTGGCTGCTTTATGAAGGCGCGGCGGAGCTCGACCAGCACCCGTTGACGGCGCTGCTCAACCGGCCGAACTCGCAGGCGACGGGCGCGAGCTTCATGGAGACGCTTTACGGCCATCTGCTGATGGCGGGCAACGCCTATGTCGAGCTGGTCGAGGCCGGCGAGGCGCGCGAACTGCACCTGTTGCGCCCCGACCGGGTGGCGGTGGTGGCCGACGCCTCCGGCTGGCCGGTGGCGCTGGAGCATCGCGAGGGCGCGGCGAAACGCCGGGTGCGGCTTGGCCGTGGAGAAGAGGGGGGTGGCGAGGAGGGCAGTGCGCTGCATCTGCGGCTTTTCCACCCGCTCGACGATCATTACGGCTTTCCGCCCTTGCAGGCGGCGCTGATGGCGCTCGACATCCACAACGCCGCCGGGCGCTGGAACAAGGCGCTGCTCGACAATTCGGCCCGCCCCTCCGGCGCGCTGGTCTATGCGCCGAAGGACGGCGGCAACCTGACGGAAGAGCAGTATGACCGGCTGAAGGCGGAGCTGGAGGACGGCTATTCCGGCGCGCGCGGCGCGGGACGGCCGCTCTTGCTCGAAGGTGGGCTCGACTGGAAGGCGATGGGCCTGACGCCGAAGGACATGGACTTCATCGAGGCCAAGAATGCCGCCTGCCGCGACATCGCGCTCGCCTTCGGCGTGCCGCCGATGATCCTCGGCATTCCCGGCGACAACACCTATTCCAACTATCAGGAGGCCAACCGCGCCTTCTACCGCATGACCGTGCTGCCGCTGGCGGCGCGCACGGCCGGCGAGATGGCGGCCTGGCTTTCGCCGCGCTTCGGCGCGGAATTGCGGCTGGAGCCCGACGCCGACCGGATCGAGGGCCTGCGCACCGAGCGCGAGGCGCTGTGGGCGCGCATCGGCGCGGCCGATTTCCTGACCGACGACGAGAAACGCGAGGCGGTGGGCTACGGCCCCCGTTCGTCGAATGGAGGCTGATGTGACCGAGATGGCGGATGCGGCATGGCTGTGGCTGGCGCGCGCCGCCGGCGCGGTGGCCGGCTCGGCGATCTCGCTCGCCTATATGCTGCCCGCCGGGCGGCGCGAGGCCGGCATCCGCTTCGGTGTCGGCGTGGCGAGCGGGCTGGTGTTCGGGGGCGCGGCCGGGCTGAAGCTCGCCGCCGAGCTCGGCATCGACGGCATGATCGGCCCATTCGAGGCCATGCTGATGGGCTCGGCCACCGCCAGCCTCTGCGCCTGGTGGGCGCTGGGGCCCATCATGCGCGTCTTCAGACCCGATGAACAGAAGCGGAGCGCCGAACATGAGTGAGCGAACACCCATCCTCGCCTGCGAGCGCAAGTTCGCGGCGAGCAGCGTGATCGGCAAGGTGGAGCCGGACGGCATCTTCTGCGGCTATGCCAGCCTGTTCGGCAAGGCCGACCTCGCCAATGACGTGGTCGAGCCGGGCGCATTCTCGCGCGCCATCCGCCGGCGCGGGCCGGGCGGCGTGCGCATGCTCTACCAGCACGATCCGGGCGAGCCGATCGGGACCTGGACCGACATTTCCGAGGACGAGCGCGGGCTGCTCGTGCGCGGTCGGCTGACGCCGGGCGTGGCGCGGGCGCGCGAGGTGCTGGAACTGATGCGCGCCGGCGCGCTCGACGGGCTCTCGATCGGCTTCCGTACGGTCCGGGCGCGCAAGGACGTGAAGAACGGCATGCGCCGCATCGTCGAGGCCGATCTCTGGGAAATCTCGGTCGTGACCTTTCCCATGCAACTCGGCGCGCGGGTGGAAAGCGTCAAGGGGGCGAGGGGATTGCCCTCGATCCGTGAATTCGAGCGTTGGCTGACGCGGGATGCGGGGCTGACGCGATGGCAGGCGCGCGCGGTAGTCGCGCGCGGCTTCGCCAGCCTGACGCGCAAGCGGGACGCTGCGCGGGGCCAGCCGCAGGCGCTGGCGGAACGCATCCGCCACGCCGCCCGAAAAATCGCACAAGAGGAAGACAGGATATGAATTTCATGCAGACCGCCCCCGAGACCAAGTCGACGGGCACCGACCATGTCGCGCTCGCCGACAGTTTCGACGAGTTCATGAGCGCCTTCGAGGCGTTCCGCGACGAAAACGACCGCCGCCTGCGCCAGATCGAGACGCGGGGCGCGGCCGATGTCGTCACCTCCGAGAAGGTCGACCGCATCTCCGACGCGCTTGACCGGCAGAAGAAGGCGCTGGACGAGCTGGCGCTGAAGCGGGCGCGCCCGGCGCTCGGCCTCGAGGAGGCGCTCTCGGCGGCCGCGCTTGAACGCAAGGAAGCCTTCGAGGGCTATATGCGCTCCGGCGACGAGCGGGCGCGGCCATGCCGAGAGCTGGAGCGAGGTGGCGATGCTGTTCGCCCGCATCGAGCCGGTCTCGGCCGCAAGCCGCTTCGGCGCGGACCAGATGCTGGAGACGGTGACGCACCGCATCACGCTGCGCCATCGCCCCGGCGTCGCCAGCGGCATGCGCTTTCGCCGGCTGGCGCGGCTGTTCGCCATTGTCACGGTTCACGACCCCGACGAGACCGGGCGCTATCTCGTCTGCCGGGTGCGGGAGGAGGGGGCATGAAGCTGACGCTGAAACTGACGCTTGACGGGTTGCTGCGGGCCTTGCGGGCCGAGGCGCACCGGATCGCCGAAGCGGTCGAGGCGGGACGCCTTGCTCCGCCGACGGAGGAAACGCGACGCGAGGATGACGGCAGATGAGCGCGGCGATTGCATTGCAGAAGGCGATCTTCGCCGCGCTTTCGGGTGATGCGGCGCTCGCCGCCTCGGTCGGCGGGGCGCGGATCTACGACCATGTGCCGGCGAATGCCGCCTTTCCCTACATCACCTTCGGCCGGCTTTCGCGCAGCGACTGGAGCACGGCGAGCGAGGACGGGGCGGAGCATATGTTCACGCTTCACGTCTGGTCGAAGGCGCGGGGAAAATCGCAGGCGGCGGCAATCATGGAAAGGGTGCGCGTCCTGCTGCACGATGCCGATCTGGCGCTTGCCGGCCATGTCCTCGTCAATCTGCGCGAACAGGCGGCCGACATCCGCTTCGACGACGACCACGACGTCTATCGCGGGGCAATGCGGTTTCGCGCCGTGACCGAACCGGCCGGCTGAACCGCCGGCCTTTCATTTCAGGAACAACGACGAAGGAGGCTCGCTGTGGTGGCACAGAAGGGCAAGGATCTGCTGTTGAAGATCGACAATGGCGCAAGTTTCGTCACCGTCGCCGGCCTGCGCACCAAGCGGCTGGCCTTCAACAGCGAGACGGTGGACGTGACTGACGCGGATTCGGCCGGTCGCTGGCGCGAGCTGCTCGGCGGGGCCGGCGTGCAGCGCGCGGCGCTGAGCGGGGCTGGCATCTTCAAGGACGCGCAGTCGGACGAGCTGATCCGCACCGGCTTCTTTTCCGCCGCGATCGCCCGCTGGCAGCTTGCCATTCCCGGCTTCGGCGCCGTCGAGGGGCCGTTCCAGATCACCGCGCTCGAATATACCGGCAATCACGATGGCGAGGTGACGTTCGACATCGCGCTGGAATCGGCCGGCGCGCTCACCTTCGCGAGCCTGTGAGGGCGGCGAACAGGAGACGCGGCGAGATCGCCGCCATCATCGACGGCGAGGAACGCATCCTTTGCCTGACGCTGGGCGCGCTGGCGGAACTGGAAGCCGCCTTCGCCGTC